GTGGCTAGAGCGTTAAACGTGCCTGCGCCGGGGGTAGATGCGCCTATGTTGGTGCCATCTATGCTTCCGGCATTGATGTCCACAGTAGGCAGTGTTGCTGTACCCGTAGTGCTGAGTGTCGTAAACGCACCCGTGCTGGCAGAGTTAGCCCCGATAGCGGTGCCGTCTATAGCGCCGCCATTGACATCAATCGAAGAAAATGAGGACGACCCCGTCGAGGTCACGTTCCCTGTCACGTTTCCCGTCAGGTCGCCTGTCACGTTTCCCGTTACGTTTCCCGTTACATTGCCGGTGACGTTTCCGGTTACTGCACCCGTGACATTTCCGGTCACGTTGCCTGTCAGATTGGCGCTCACTGTTGTTGCTAACAAGTCAACAAAAACCTGCGTAACCGTGGCACCCGACCCTGTGCCGCTAAACTTCAGCACTGCATCCTTGCCGTTGGCAAGCTCGAAGTCATTTGAGGCGTTATATGTGCCTTGAAACAGAATGACAGATCGACTTGCTGAAAGGCTGTTACGAACAAAAACAATCTTCTCTGCGTCATTTGGCGTCAGCCTGACATACGCTGTACCACCAAGATCGCCGCCATCTGTAAACTCAATAAACTTGTTTCTGCCGTTCGATACAGCGCCGTCTGTAACGGGGATGTCTGTTGGAGAGCCAGAGCTACCGGCAGACGATAGGGTCAGCGCCAATATGCCGTTGACAGCCTGATCCAGAATGTCAAAGTTGGTGTTGGTTGTATCGCCCCATGTACCAGACTGATCGCCTGTTGCGATCTTTTCTATGCCTAAGTTAGTCGTATATGTGCTAGTCATGTTTTATGCCGCTATCTCTGTCCAATTCGGGTCTTGATTCGGTACTATTTCGTTCCATGCAACAATGGATGCGCCTGATGTGGCTCCTGTTGCCGCAACGCCCGTCACAAGAACGCTTATGTTTCCAATCGCAGTGACAACGCCAACCTGTCCCTGCGCTGACACCGAGCCAACCGCAACATTGATCCCTGCGCCCTGAGTAACAGTGACAGCGCCTACGCCGCCAGTTCCTGCCAGCCCTGTAACTGCAACAATCGCATCGCCGTCGATTGTAATAGAGCCGTTCTGACCAGTGCCTGCAACACCCGTAACAGAGACATTGGCGTCAGCATTGACTGTGACGCTACCCACCGAACCCGTAGCGGCAAGGCCAGTAACAGATGCCCCAACGCCAAGCTGGAAGCTGATCTGTAGGTCGCCGTCCGCCAGTGATGCAAACGGCTCCTCGCTAAACGCCAAACCGCCAAGCAAGGATGCGCCAGCCTCTGTTGAGGTCATCGGCATAGAGGCCGAAACACCCGTCACGGTAAATCCTGCGGGCAAAGACACCGTTACACTGCCGACACCGCCTGTAGCGGCAAGGCCAGTTACTGCTACTGACTCGTTAAATATAAGGACGCCGTTGGAGGCGGTAGCCTGAAGGCCGGTGACAACTGCATCGGCGTCACCATTTACAGATACGCTACCAACACCGCCTGTGGCCGCTACACCGTTGACACCAACCGGCCCTGTTGCAGAACTTGCCCCAAAAGGAGCCGCAGAAAAGCCAGTAGCGCCAAACATTACTTGTCAGCCTTAGAGTCTATTTTGGCTTCAATGGTGTCGAGTTTTTCAAAGATGCGCTGTATATCCTGCCGAAACTCATCACGCTTGACGTAATCACCGGCAACACGAACCTCTATGCCGCTGACATTTGTCTCCAGCTTTCTGACAGAATCCCACAGCGTCTTCATAAGCCACCCGAAAACACCTGCACCGAGGGTAATGATTGTGTTAATCATGCCTTGATCCATACTACCCTCTGCTTGATACCGCATCAAAAATGAAGGCTATTATGCTTCCCGCTATCCCCACTAACACAACAATCCAGAATGACTTGATTATCGTGTCCTTGGCTTCCTGCTGGGCATAAACTTCCCTCTGCCTTTGCTCCTGCACCTCTTTCATGCAGTTTCTGTATTCTTCAAGCCCCTCATTGCCGTATGCGTACTGCAACAGCGTTACTATTTCTTTACGTTGATTTTCTATGCGCTTCTTTGCGGCAAACATTTGCGCGGCTTCTGCCTCAATGGACTGAGCAAAAACCACCTGCTTGAGAGGATTTGTACGCTTTTTATGACGCTTGTTAGCGTACATGATGTCGCTAGCGTGGCCCTGCCACCTAGCAACTACTTGAAACGTGTCTTCAATACTTTTACCGGCTTCGATAAAGGCTCTGACCCCCGCGTATGCCTTGGTCGCCGCCGCCGCCGCTGTGATCGGGTCAATCATTAGGAACCTCGTAAACTACATAGGGATCACAGTACGAGCTAAAATACGGCAAGTACCAAGTGTAGGTCTGATCCGACTCGCTATTTAGCTCCTTGTATCTGCATATCCGGTAATGCTCTAGCCGTGTTCTACTGCCTATCGCCCATGTGTAGGTGTAGGTGTCGAGCACCAAATACAGGACGATGACCTCCACATATCAAGCCACATTATCAATGTCAGGGGCGTTAGCGAGAATTGAGTTATAGTCTGCTTGGCCTTGAGCAGACTCTCTATATGCATTGAAAGTAGCGATTTCTTCAAGCGTCATATCGTCTCCCTCCGCATTTGCTATGGCCCAGTTCTGCAAAACTTTTAACTCTATAGTCGATAGCTCATCGCTACACACCACAATTTCTTGTGTTTTTATAGACATCTAAAATCTCTACTACGAATAGTCATATTTTACTTGGCCGTTGTAACCATAATTTGCTGTTAACCCTGACAGAGTATTAGTAGTTGTTGAAACTGCTCCTGTAGAAGCGTTAAACGTCAGCTTGGACATATAGTGTTGGTAAGTTCCGCTGGTAAGACGCCACCAAACATAAGCATCTAGCCCAGCACCAATAACCATTTCTATTGCCCTTCCACTCCCGCCGAGTTCAGCATAAACATCAGTGGCCCACGAAATGTTGAAGGAGGTATCTGTCTTGTAAACAATCGCTCCTGACGCGCTGTAGTCACACAAGATATTTTTAGACAACTGTATTAGTCGGCCTCTTTGCGGGGAAACATTCCCAGCCAGCGCATATATACTGCCTGTCCCAGTAGCAACATAATTTATCGACGTTGCCGTGTCTGTTGACGGGTTATAAAGAAACTCCCCGTATCCGGGCGTAAGCATAATAGCTACGTCTTTGTCTATCGGCGCAATTCCTCTGACTTGCGGATATGAAGCACTGCTCCCAAGATTTGTCGTTGAAAATGAGGGGGAGCTAAAAGGCGATTCATCTCGCGCAACCCTTGGATACTTTCCTGTGCCGTATTCTGCTCCAAAAAGAAGAATGAAGTCACCGAATGTAGCATCACCTACATTTGATGCCGACCTCTCGTACATTCTAGTCACTCCAGTAGGGGCGTAGTCCGAACGACCCGGAATGTTGGCACCCAAACCTGTTGTTGTCGTTGATGCGCTATTAGTGAACTGTATGACTGTTGTGGTGTTTCCTTGAGTAAAAAAGGGATATGTGACTGTTTGCCATTTACTCGCTTCTGGGTTCCAAATCACATCACCAAAGTAACTGCCGTATGTTGGATAATTTAGCGGATCCATGTGGTAATACGATGGGCTATTGCTAGACGGCACATAGATCATGTTTTTGAATGTTCCTGTTCCCGCCGCCGCCGCTAAAGCAACAATGTTGTCGCCATTTGCAAAGATTGACAAAGCACCCGCAGATGCAAGATAGGCTGAGCTTTCTGTTCCAAGATCAGTTAGCGTGTTTGTATTAAAGTTGTATATCTGGTAGTTAGTGTTGTATGTGCTTGTGTAGTAAGGAATAAGAATCCTGTCGCCACTAAACGCAAGCGTTACCCCGTCAGTAGGCCAAGTATCTGCTTTTTTGTATCTATTTGCTTCAGTAACACTCCATACGCCAGAAGCCGCACCATCCTCAAGGCCGCTAGCTGGCTCTACGGGAGAGCTTGAAATAACATTTCCTTGATAACGCTTAGCCACTTGCTTCCTCCCACAAGCACGTTTCTTCGTTTAGAACGTAGTCGCCCTCTGGTCTAGGGGGGATAAAAGCATCTCTTGTAGAGTCGTATGTAAAACCAATGCCTGCATAGTTTTTGCGAATGTTGGCGTTGTAGCTAGTTTGTTTCCAAGTGCCACCAAAAAGTCCGATGCAAAACGCAACGCCTAAAGACTCTTGCTCGTCGCCGTTGTCATCAAGAAGCTCGTTATTGGCAACAACAATGACCCTAAGAACCTCATTGTCTGAATTTAGTTCTGCAAAGTGGGCCATTAGTATGTGATGCTCCCCGAACCCGTAAATGTATAGATGTAGTAACTTCCATCCGTGGTCGCAGTTGGGGAGCCGCTTGTTGCTGACGCTTGAGACAATGACCGCAAGATCACAACGCCAGAGCCACCATTCGCTCCAGACTGATCGTCTGCTCCGCCGCCGCCGCCACCGCCAGTGTTTGCCGATCCAGCAGTTGCATTAGGATAATTGTCTTGTCCACCAGTACCGCCCCCGCCTGCACCACCAGAGCCATTCGACCAACCGCCACCGCCACCAGCCCTTGTTACGGATGAGCCAGTAATGCTACTAGCGAGTCCTGCTCCGCCTACGTTTGAGCCATTAACAGCCGCACCAGCACCGCCGCCGCCACCGCCAAAACTTAAATGTGAACCATTAGAGCCACTATTGCCCTGACCAGTAGTTCCGCTTCCGCCACTACCTCCCGCGCTTAGACCCTGACCGCCCCCGCCAGATCCGCCACTTGACGCATTATTATTGCCACCTCCATAACCGCCTCCAATTGAAGCGGTTGTGTATCCTGCGCTAAGACTAGAATTACTGCCTTTGTTTGCGTCTGTCTGGTTGCCACCACTGCCAGTGCCACCAGCGCCAACGGTAACAGTTATGCTTCCGCCATCTGCTATTGTGAAAGTGGAGGGCGCTTGGTATCCGCCAGCACCGCCGCCGCCACCTCTTCTACGACCACCACCCCCGCCACCAGCAATGATTAACGCTTCTACAGTGGCGCTTTTTACAGGCCATCCAGAAGTGTTTTGCATTTGCGTAGAGGTAGACCACACGCCGCTATAAACTTTTGGGTCTTCTTCTAAGCCATTGAAACCAATAAACCCGCCTTTATCTTTAGCCACGACTAGCCCCTGTTAGCTAATTTCTTCGTAGCTCACGATAACTTCAAGGTCGTTTGCGGTTCCTGCCGTCACGGAAATTGATCGGTCTTCTTCAAGATATAAAGCGGTGTTTTTGTCGATAACCACTAAGGACGCATCGGCAGGCACTGAAACAGTAGAAACCAAGGCATACCCCGTTCCGCCAATATCATCTTGTGTGTGATATTTAACTGTTACATTGCAGGCATTAGTGCCATCAACATTGGCAACCTGAATCATATTGATCTTGAAAACCTTGCCGCTTGACGCGGCATTGCTAACCAGCGCGGTTGCGCTTGTGTTGGCTAGCGCAAGGTAAAACGACTTACCTGTAATTGTGCCGACATTAACAATGTTCGGTGCGGCCATTAGTTATCTCCTATCCAAATACAATAGCCATCGCAATGGCTTTACCTGTGCTGATCCCCGCGTTTGCAAAGCTCAATGCGCCAGACCCATCCGTAACTATTGCCTGCCCACTGGTGCCGTCTGCGTCAGGCATCGTTAATACAAAACTAGAGCTAACCGTGCCGGGAGCCTGCAAGCCCACATATTGACCGCCAGAGCTATCTTGCAGGCGGAGGTCGCCCTGTGCCGTAATGTCTAGCTGAGTGGCTGTCGCACTAGCCAAGTCGCTTGTAAACGCCAGCTTGCCACTGCCGTCTGTCTTGAGAAGCTGTCCTGCCGATCCGTCTGCGTTAGGAAGCTCTAGGCTGTAAGTGGCAGAGGCGCTGTGTGGTGGCCCTTTTAGAGTCACGCCGTGGCTGTTTGCCTCACAATTAAACCTGATCGCACCAGCATTGCTATTTCCGTAAAGCTCTGTAAAGCCCGTTCCATTTGGAAATAGCTGTATGTTCCCGTTAGTGTTTGTGGCCTTGATCGCGTTCGTGTCGATCTGTAAGTTTTCAATAGACACTACGCCATCGGCGTCTTCAATCACCGCTTTGTCGGCTGGAAAAGCGCAGAAGATCACCTTGCTTCCTGATGACAAGTTGACAGCAGAGCCGCTGTTTGAGCTTGCAAGCACCGTAGTTCTGGCGATTGTGTTGCCACTGCTGACGTATGTTCCCAGCCCCACCTCAAAATCAGAGTTGTTGCTGTCTACAATCGCGTAGTAAGTGGTGTCACTGTCTGACAGAACAGACGAAAACGTGACAAAGTTGCTGACCGCGCCGCCCAAGGCCACGTTGCCTGTGCCGGTGGTCGTTGTTGTCTCTTTTACTCTGTCCTTAATAATCAAGGCCATGCTTCAACACCTATGGTTTCGTAGGCCAATCGCTATCTTTAAGATTCGGCCAGCTTGAGTGGTCAGGTAAATCCCGCAATGATTGACGGTATGTAGTCATTTCTGAGGACATTGTGTTATCTGAAAGGCCGTAATGATCTGTTTCAAAAAGCAGAGTGTTTCGCCTAGCCCTCATAATCTCCGTTTTTTCTTCATCAGTTGTAGTGTCAACAGGGGGCGTAAACGCGCCGTCTGCATAAGACCACCCAATGCCGCCCTCAGTAGCTTCGACAAGGTTTGGCATAAAATCCAAAGACTCTACCTCTATGGTGTTGACAACCTTTCCATCAGCAATAACGTGCGCTCTCATTAGGCGTACTCCTCAACTATGACTATACCACCTTGCCCACCACCTCCGGTTCTGTTGGATGAAGAATGGCCGCTACTGCCGCCGCCGCCACCCCCGTAGGTAGTTGCTCCTTGGCCGTTTGCGATTGAAACACCGCCAGCACCGTTGCCACCATAAATGCTACTTCCGCCCATCCCTCCTTTATAGGTGTTAGTAGAAGTACCGATACCACCGCCGCCTCTGCCGCCTTGAAAATTTACGTCACCGCCAGACCCGCTTCCACCATTACCACCTGATGCGCCGAAAATAGCGCCTCCCGTGCCTCCACTGCCGCCGCCGCCCGTGCAGTAACTTCCAAAAGTGCTATCCCCTCCGGCAACACCGTTTCCGGCTGAGGTGCCGCTTCCACTAGCACCTATAGTCACGGTGACATCTGCAACTGAACTTACATCAATAACCTCAACAGCCGTGCCGCCTGCGCCGCCGCCTCCACAACCGCCATATCCACCCGTCGCGCCGCCACCTCCACCGCCACCGCCGGTAACATACACCTTCACCTTTGAAATCCCTGAGGGCTTAGTCCATGTGCCTGAAGTTGTAAATATCTGCAATGAAGTAAAGCCGCCCCCAGCCGCGCCAAAGCTAAGATTGCCGGAGCCGTCCGTCTTTAAAAACTCATCAGCACTACCGTCTGCTGTGGGGAGGGTAAGAGTAAAGCTAGAGCCAACTGTTGCGGCGGCTTGCAAAGCGACATACTGACCGCCCGATGAATCCTGTAGCCGCAGGTCACCCTGCCCTGTCAGGTCTACTTGAGTCGCTGTCACAGCGCCCGTAACATTACCCGTAACATTACCCGTGATGTTTCCCGTAAAGGATGTTGCAGTTACACCGCCGCTAACAGACACATTACCCGAGGCGTCCCTGTTTACAGACTTATCCGCAGGATAGGTCAGGAACACATCCTTAGTACCCGCACTAAAGTTCACGGCATTGTTGCTATTGGAACTAGCAAGAACCGTGGTGCGGGTTATCGTGTTACCGCTACTTGCATAGGTGCCTAGACCAACCTCAAAAGCAAGGTTGCTGTCATCAATGATGGCGTAGTAAGTGGTATCCGCATCCGACAGGACAGACGAAAAGGTGCGGAAGTT